CGCTTCCAAGCACCCCAATTTTCTTTTTTTACTTCTGACATTTTATATTTGGTTTGTGGAATCTTCTGATTCCGGTTTAAAAAATACTGCTTTAAAATTACATTCCTTTTCCCATTTGTTTAAGAATTTTCTTAATTCTTCGTATGCTTCAGGTGAATACCAACAATAATGGTAAACTTCAGCTAATAACATTTGTCGTTCCATTGGAAGCAATTTTTGCATTCCGTTTTCAAGGTCTTGATAGGTTTCTTGTTTCATATTTACAGGTTTATTTTAAAAATATTTTTCTATAAACTTTTTTTGCTATTTCTACTCCTTTTTTCATACCGAAATAATATCCAATATTATATATGATAAAAGAAGCTAATATTGATAATAGAAATTGTTTCATATTATAGGTTTATTTTTGCTTTTTCCCAACTAAGAATTGAACGAATGGCGTCTATTTGGTGTACCGAAGAAGCGTTAATTCTGTCAAATGCGTTTTTTAAACGTGACCATTCACGCGCTTTGCTTTTAACCCACATATTTACAGTTGAAGTTGCCAATTTGCCTTCCATAATTTCGTGGATTTTGTCGCCAATTTCCATATCAATAACGCATTCAATCTTATATTCTGCGGCGGTTCTGTATTCGCCTGATTGTGTCATTGCAACATTTAACGTGTCCAATCGTTTAATCAAAGCGTCGTGATAATCCGCCGTGTCATTTTTAGGCAATGGCTTCTGTAAAAAGTCCAACATTTTTTCCGCCTTATTCGTTAATTCTTCAATTGTATATTCGCGCATTATTATTGGTTTGGTATATCTAATTGGTTTGCTTGTAATACCTTAAAGGCTTTGTTGTAATCTTCTTCTTTGGTAAAAGATTCAATCTTTATTGCCATTTTATTCTTTTTGTCTTCTGTAAACGGCGTGTTTTCCAACAAAGTCTGTAAATATAAACGTTTGTCGTCACCAACTTCGTCTTTGTGTTCGTTTGTTGCGTCTGCGTCTTTAGTATCGTCAATGGCAAACAATCCGTTTAATGCGTATTTACGCGCATACGAAGAAGCTGACCCGGTTATTTGTGCGGCGTCCATTCCTTTCTTTACTTCTTCTTCACGCGCCCAACCGTGCGCACTAATTGAATTGTCTTCGTCTGTTAACAATGTCGCAGTTGCTTTGACATAAATTCTGTCGCCAACTTGCACAATTTCGTCGCTAATTATTAAACAGGTTTTTTCTTTTGCCAATATTGGCTTAACCGCTTCAATAATGTCTTCGGCGCTTCTGTACCTGTAATTGCCGAACTTGTTTAATTGACCCTTTGGCGCTTTTAATTCCGCCTGAATTTTGTAAATGTTCATAGGTTTATTTTTGGTTTTTAAAATTCGTATTCTTCAAATTTTTCTGTCCAATCCGACAAACAACCATTGGAAATATCGCACGTTTTCCTGAAGTTTAAAAAGTTTTAATTCTAAATTCATAATTGGTGTTTAATAAATACGTCTTCAATATTTTCTAAAGCTGAATGCGCAATTTCTTCAATGCGTTCAATATTGTTTTCTTTTACGTAGTGCAAAATAAGATTCAACGACCCGCGACTAAATCCCAACGCACCGGCATAGTCTGCGGCGCGGCTTAATGGTTGGTGCATTATTTCACCGATTGTGGTTTGTGTTTCTGTATTCATTTGGTTTGTTTAGACAACAAATATACAGGTTTTGCACAATACAAACAAAGTTATTTAGTGACGAACGGTAAAATAAAATGATGAACGGTAAACCTAATTTAGGTCTTTGTGGAAATACAACATTTCGTCACCGCCGTATGCGTATTCAGGGAAATAAAACTTAAACCCGCAGGAAATTAAGTTATTTGCGGACGGGTAATTGTCCTTTGTAGTATATGTAATTGCAACAAATGAATTTTCTTTTGCTGCTTTTAATCTTATTTTAATAATTGAATATACAAATGCCCTGCGTATAAATAGAACCGCAGTAAGCAACAATTGTTTTCTTTTTGTCTAATATAACCCACCAATCCCGATTGTGTTTAAACTCGTTGCCGCAACCCTTAAAGTTTGGGTTGGTACGGTCTAATTCCTGAAGCTGAATATAAGCGTCAAAGTTTAGAATTTTGCCTTTGCTATATATTTTTAAAAGTTTCATTACAAACCTTTTAATTCTGCTTCGTCAGGGCGTTCAATTTCCTTGAATTGAATTCTATTGCCGCCACGAATCTTTGCTAAATTTTGGCGAATATCCTTTTCAATGTCGTATAATTCCTGAAGCTTTTTTGTAAAAAATTCTTCCTGTTGGGACAATGTCCACTTATTGAATCCCTTTGGCATTCTCATTTGTTTTTAGTTTTATAAGTTTTTTTAAATAAATTGACAAGTCCAACGCTTCTTCGTATGCGTGTTGTAACCAATCAATTTCCGTTAGGTCTGTTCTGTCCATTGTTGTACCGTATTCCTTAATTCCTTTGTCTTCACGTGCCAACAAATCGTCAATAATTGTATATAGGATTTTGCTCATTATTTGTCTGTTTTGGAATGAAATTTATTGCAAACTTTACATTTATATTGAATACGGGTTAAGCCGGTTGCCGTTACAACTGAATTATTTTTTATAAGGTCTTCAGAACCCGCGCCACATTCAGGACACGAACCCCTGTCCTGACCGAACACAACGCCATAATGCGTCTTTGGTGCAATATGGTTGCCTAATAATTTATAAACTTCTTCTAATAATGAAACGTCCTTTTTACAATATTTAATCATTTTTTCCATTGCAACCTTGTCTTTGTTCAACAGAATATCCTTCCAAAGATTAAATTCGGTTTTGATTTTCCCGCCTAAACCTAAAAATTCGGCAATGTAATTTAGTCTGTTTGATTGAAAACGGAATTTAGAACGGGCAACCTTTAGCGTGTCAATTGTTTGATAATTTGGGAACATATCAATACCGTGAAATAAACAACGGGTTCTTATCCACGCCAAATCAAACTTGTCGCCATTGTGACCAACCAATTCGTTTGCAGTATTTGCAACCGCAATAAATTGTTCCAACATTCTTTTGTCATTCTGTTTGGCGTCCCATTGTAAAGCATAAACTTCCTTTTCGTCTTCCCATTTATAACAAATACAAATAATCGCGCGTTCACGAATAATGTTGTCTGTTGTAATATTCTTTTTGTAACCGGCTTCCCAAAATAAGCCAATGTTGGGTGAAGTTTCAATGTTGAAAGTGTGGCATATCAATAAACTTCCAATCGCCACCCCATTCGTAACCGTATCGTTTAAAAATATTGACAACTTCAATCCAATCCGCTTTGCCGTCCTTGTCAAAATCTGTTTTTGTGTCCCAACTTGCAGTTTCAAAAGTTCCGTTTTTATCCTTGTCAATCAATAAAACAATGTCAATTGCTAAACCGTAATTATGATATGATTGACCGCCTTTTGCATTTGTAACCTTTGCGCCCGGCTTTGTACGACCTTGCGCATATAATGCGTCCTGTTCTGCAAATGTTCGTAAAGTATAAGCAAAACGACAGGCTGCATAACCTGACAATGAAGAAACAATTTCGTCGTAAATTTCCAAAGCTTCGTCCCTTAATTTAGGGTGAAGTAATTTAATTCGTTCAAGTGTTTTTTCGTCCTTCATTTTTAATCCTTTTTAAATATTTTTTCCGCCATTGTATATCCAAATGCCGCACCTGCCAAAGCGCCAACTGTATAAACCAAAGCATCTGTTGGCGTATGTATCAATTTAGCACAAAGCGCAATCGTACATAAAAACCCACAAAGGCGTTTCATACTTAAACGGTCGCTATCTTCTGTAAAAAATTGTTTCATATTAAAACTTTAAATAATATCCTAAAGAATATCCGTTTGTTGTCGCGTTTGCCGTTATAACACCTTTTTTTGGCGTCTTAATTGCTATGCCAACACCAACACCCAATTGTCTGTTATCTTGTCGCATATCGCCTAAAAAGCCAAAATAAACCGCAGTTCTGTCTTTAGGTTGTATTGTTTTTGTAACGTAAACTGTCTTTTCGCTTAATTTGGCACTAAATCCACGTCCTAAAATTCTGTTTTGGCTTATTGTATCCTGAACATATACGACATTATTCGTATCAATGTTAATCGTATCTGAATACGCATAAACACGGCTATAATCGGATATTATTTTAACTGTGTCGTGTACGTAATTCTGTACGGAATCGGTTTTTATGATATATGAATAAATATCATTGCCCTTTTTATAGTGCGTAAAAGTTTTCTGTTGGTAAACTGTGTCGTGTATAAAAGTTACCGAACCTTTGTTATAAACAGGTTTTGTAAATAAAAATAGAATAACCACAACCAATAAAATTGCAATTACTATATTTTTAGTCATTTTTAACCTTTTTAGTTGCGTTGTAATAATATTTGGTTGGTAATTCCTGACAAAATTGGTTTAATTCATTTAATTGTTCTTCGTTTAGCGTAATCATAGTTTTTATTTTAAAATTATTAATATTAGTAAAATTAATACTTTTATCAATGCCGAAGCATATTCAGGCTTTATTTTTATAAGTTCTGCAATTTTGCGAATAAACAGGTCTGTTTGCGCCGTTTTACCAACATAAAACGCAGGTCTTTTTAAAACAATAATATTGCAAAGAATGTCAAAGCCAAACCAAAATGCAGTCGCAAAGAATACCATTGACAGGAATCCATAAAGCGACCAAACCAAAACGTAAACTGACAAATGGTTTATACCCTTCCAAATATGCCATTTTTTATTGTGTTCATAAGCTTCCTGTGGTTGCGTTGCATAAAGGTCGCGTTCGTTAAATTGGTGTTTTTGGTATAAAACCCAACTTATTAAGTGTATTAAAAATACTATGGTTAAAAATATTATCATTATTTTAATTCTAATTGTTTTACTTTTTCTTCTAATATTTCAATTTTTGCCATTGCTTCCTGCAAAGCCTTTATTGCTTTTATTTCAATAATACTTGTTTTAACTGATTTCCAAGTTTCGCCTGTATCCCTATCAGTTGATTCATAAACAAGGTTTGGACTTACTTTTTCAACTTCCTGTGCAATAAATCCAATTTGTCTTAATGCAGTTTCGCCTTCTAATTCAACGTCTTGTTTAAATTTAAAATTTACAACGCGAAGATTTTTAATGTCATCCCATTGTGAATTTGCGTCTAAAATATCTTGTTTATATTTTTCATCTGATATAATTGAACCATAAGTTCCTGTCCTTGAACCAAAAGTTCCATTTGAATAAATTACTGCTTTTGCATTTGTACTATCTGCGCAATATAACCACCAATTGCTTGTATTATTTGGGGTTGCACCACTAAATACTAATTCTAAACCATAAGGGTCTGTTTGTGTATGTCTTGCGTATAATAAATCAGAACTTTGTGCGTTTGAATGTAATTCGTGAAAAGAAGTATTTACAGCTATATAAGAACCATTAGGTGCTATTTTTAAATAACCATTGGCATTAATTCTCATTCGTTCTATTTCAGTAGTAGCAAAAACTAAAGCATTAGAATCTCTTGTTCCAACTGCTAATAACCCACCATTTTTTGCTAAAAAACCATTACCTGCTCTATTAATTCCTAATAATGTACCTGCTGCTGTTGTTCCAAATCCTACAATCTGTGTACGATAATTTACTGTATTATCAGTATCTACAATCAAATTTGCGTAATCGCCTGTACTTGTACTAAATGACCTAACTTCTGAATATGAAGAACTTTGTAAAGTTAAATTAGTATTTGTAAAAGTTGCAGCACCTGAACTTGTAATTGATAACCTTGTTGTACTACTTGTAACAAATAAAATACCACCAAAAGAACCTGTACTTTGATAAGTTGAATTCATAATTGTATTAGACCCGTCATGATAAAGTTCAACCCCACTATCATTGACAGAACCCCTTTGTATATATATACCATAAAGACCTTTAGTGGTCAATCCGTAACCTGTAAAACCACTTGTCCCATTTGTTGTTACAGTACCACTAAAAACCGCACTTGTACCACTTAAACCCCCAAATAAAGTCATATTAGCACTACCCCCTGCACCAAAATCCGCTACCTGTGTTCCACTATTTGCATTAATACTTAATCCTGCACTTGTTGCAGCTTTTACTTGCGGTGTAGTTAAGATACCACTAAAAGTTGCATTACCTGTTGAACGTGTAATTGTCAAAGGCGTATCAATTAAAGAACCCGCGTCTGAATAACGTCTAATAAAGAAATCCGCACCTGCGTTTGAACCTGATTCTGTCCCTGAAACTTCAATATTAAATCTATTGCTATTGTCCGAACGAAAACTAACACTTTTTGCGACAGAAACGTTTGCGTCTAAATTTGCAATTAATGCAGTTGCGCCGCCGTCAATATGCACCTTTGTAGTTGGGTTTGCAATTCCAATACCAAATTCGCCTGTTTGTAAAACAGTTACTAATTCGCTTGTATTTGTTTCACTAAATATTCTAAATCTATGGTCTGACTGAACGTTGCCAATTGACCATTTATTTGAACCTGCACTTGCAAAACCTAAATATGCGTTGTTTGTTGAAGTTCCATTTAAACGTCCAATAATGCCTGAACCGAAAACGTCCAATGCAGTTGTTGGCGCATTTGTATTTATTCCTAATCTGTTATTGGTATCGTCAAAAAATAAGTTGGCATTGTCTTGCGTTAAAGCGCCTGACGTTCCAATAAAAGGAACTGACCCTTGCGTTAATGCAGTTGTAATTGTAAGCGTTGCAGTTGAACCAACCAAACTAATCGTTCCGTCAAATCCGTTTGCGTCATTAAATACCAATGAAGTCACAATATTTGGTGACAATTCAACGTAAGCATTTGTTCCTGTATTCCAACGGTAAATAATGTTTGTATCTAAAGCAATATAAATAGTATCAGCAACACCAACCAAAGGAAAAGAAGCAAGGTTTGCATATTCTTCAACTGTACCTGTAAACAAAGACGCCATTTGTGAAAGCGTAATTTTTTTACTTATACCTGTTGACGGGTCGCCAATAATTGTCAAGTCAGACAAAGACGGCGTTAATTCGGTCGCTAATTGATTAATTTTCTTTGATTCCATTAATAAGTATAATTTGAAGGTACTTCACACCTGTTGTTAATAAATGGCACGGTTAAAATTGCGTCCAATTTTACACCCGCTAATAAATCCGGGTCGCTTTCTGTATAAAATGTCACAGGTAAATTTTGGTTCAACGACCACGTCACAATTGAATAATCCTGCGGGTAACGCAACTGTGCAACAACGTCACCGGCAACCTGTGTCATATCTGATAAAACTTCAGTTTCGTTTGTTTCTTCCATTAACATTCTGTCCATAAAATAAAGACTAAAATTGTAACTTATTTCCTTTGCAGCAACATTCGCACCGGTTAAGGTCATAAACATTGCAGGATAAGTTACTTCGCCGTTACTTAAACGTTCCCAAACGTCACCGAAATAAACAAAATTAATTTGTTCGTGGGCGTTTCCTATCGTTGTCAGTTCTTTGACTATTTGGTTTAATGTCATTCTTTTTTTCTTTTGCCAAATAAACTTTAAGCTTATTTTGGTTTTTAATGTTTACTTGTTTACTCATATTTTAGCAACAACCGATATTTCCCTGATAACGTTCTTCAAACGTCTTTTTACTTTGTCCGTCCCAACCGTCACCACAACAACCATTGTCGCCCAACCACATTGAAACCGTGTAACCTTCGTTGTCAGGTTTGATTGAATCAATGCCTGAACCAAAGTTTAAATAATTAGGGTATAAAGCGTTGTTTTGCTTTAGGTATTTAATAAGTCTTTGTTTATAGAATTCAGCACGTGCGCGGTATCTATTCGCCACGTCAATCATATCCTGCATTGAAGGGGATTCCTGATTTTCGCCTGTTTTTCTAATTAAACCCTTATTGTAAAATTGATATGATAAACCTTGCGGTAATTCAGACATAACATAATAAATCAAACAATCCACAATGTAATCGTCCAATAATGTCGTCTGCAATGCAGTAAATGCATTTGCATCAACTGCGTTCTGTAATTCGTTATAAAGCGCCGAACCTAAAGCCGGTAAAATATACATATCTTGCGCGGTTTTAATTTCCGGTAAAACCAATTTTTCGTCCACGTTCGCGTGTAACCCGGTTCTGTCCTTTATTGACTGTACTGATATAAATAACGTGTTTTTGCTCATTTTATTTTCGTGTTACTATGTTTGAAACCCATTGGTGTCTGCAACTTGGTTCGTGTTTGTCAGTTCCCGGTACTGTGTACCAACCGCCACCCCTATCCCAAACGGAATATCCTAAACGTGCGCTTATTTGCTCAATTTCAGAACGTGAATACATTTTACCTGCGTCCAATAAAGCAACACAGAACGGGCGGCTTGTCTTTTTATCTGTATTATTAAATCCTTGCTTCCATTCGTAAGAATAGCGAATTAATAATTCCTTTGTTGTCGGCTGAACTTTTACCAATATTTCGTTTAATGGTTCAGTAAGCGTATGTTCAATAATTATATTTTCGTCAATTCCTTCGCCAATTGCATATTCATTAATTTGAACGTAACCATTTTCAACCAATGTTTTAATTACAGAATTGATTGTTTCAACATTTTGGTCAAGTGTTGTCGCCAATACTTCAGGCGTTATTCTTTTGTCCTTTGAAATTAAATCTAATACGTTTGCCTGTAATTGACTAACTTCTGCAAACATTTGGTATTCTGAATCGTCGTTAAAGCGTGTTTTTTGCTTCCAAACTTTGAATCCGTCCTTTGCTTCGCCAAAATCATAAAAGGCGCTGAAATCGTCTGCAAATTGCGCTGATTGCACAACCGGAACTGTGTCTTCAGGTGCTTGATATTTAGACATATCAATTCCCGCCTTTTCAAGTAACCATTCTTTAGGTGCAATTTCCTTCAATAAGTTTTCTGTGAATTCAAACCCAATTGGTTCTGTTGGTATAATGCTTAATTCAGGGTTTTGTACGCCTCTAAATTTAGCCAACATATTAAATACACTTTCAAGGTGCATTTGCTTACTATTAACGTAAGTATTTTTAAATATTTCGTAACCGTCGCGCATTTCAGAACGTGAACCTAATTTACCCGCTTCAGCAATACCAAAGATTGAAGGCGTTGTAATTTGGTGACCGCTAAATATATTCGTTTGAATCAAAGAATCCACACGGTTAAAGTCTTCTTTTGTAATATCTGACGCACCTAAATCGTCAATAATTGGCTTACGCGCTGAATCGTTAACGAATGCCAAAATAAACTTTTTACCGTCTGAACCGCTAAATCTATTTGAAAAACGCTTTTCAATATTGCGCTTTTCTTCGTCTGAAGGTTCACCGTTAGGCAAAGTAATTAACTTACTTGCGCTGAATCCTGTCTGTGCGTTACCTAATACGTGTTTAGATATTTCAATGTCTGATTCAATGTAATTTAAAGCACCAAAGTAACCCGGTAAACTATAAATACCCATATTCGGGCGGTATTCCTTTACATAAAGTATTTGTTTGCCAACAGGGTTTGCAGGATTAAACGCTGCGTAAACCATTTGTTTTTCGTTTCTGTCACCCCAATTTTCTTTGTACCAAAATTGCGTATTGTCTTTATTTGTACGAACTTTTGTATAATCCAAATGCCAAATTTCAGCCAATTGTTTTGTAACTGACCAAATAATTTCCAAATAATACCCACCAAATAATTCAACGTCCAAACTTACCTTCCTTGTTAGTTCATCCAAAGATTCCATTCTGTTAACCTTTTCAATAAAAGTTTCAGCTTCAGGACTTCCCTTCCAACCGTTTGCGGTTATATAATGCACCTTGCTTTTGACAATGGCGTTATGTTTAGCCGACTTATTAAATAGGTCAACCAAATAATTAGGGTAATCATTGCGGTCGCCGTACTGAATATAACCTTCACCC